AAAGAGACACGCTATGAGTCACGAACTAGAGATCAACAAAGACGGCACAGCCAGAATGGCCTACGCAGACCGTGAGATACCGTGGCACAGGCTTGGAACCCCCATGAAAGGCCTACAGACTGCAGAGTCAATGCTGTCGGCCGCCCAAGCAGACTTTGACGTAGTTACCACCAATGTTGCGGCAGTTGACGCAGAGGGCAACTTCATCTGCAATCCGGACGGCAGCCCCGTTATTATCAGCGACAGCCGTGCCACGGTGAGGGTCAATGGTGATGGCACATTTGATGGACTGGCTACAGTTGGTACACGCTATGTCGTACAGCAAAACAAAGAGTGCCTTGACTATGCACTGGCAATAGTAGGAGCATCAAAGGGTGATGCCGTAGTTGATACCTGTGGCGTTCTGCACGGAGGCAAGGAGTTCTTCGCCTCTCTTGACTTGGGGGCTTTGATCATCGACCCCAAGGGAGTGAACGACAAAATTGAGCGTTACCTGCTAGTCCGTAACGGCCATAATGGGAAAACTGCAATAACTTTTGCAAATACGTCCATTCGTGCCGTTTGCAAGAATACTGTTATTGCTGGAATGAGAAACGCCCAAAACGTTTTTTCTGCTCGCCATACAAGAAATGTCGAGAGAGCAATCGAAGAAGCGCAAGAGATTCTCAACATCTCGACTGAGTGGGCAAAATCATTCAATCAGACAGCAGAAACTATGCTTGGGATAAACATGGATTTGTCTAGTGGTAAATTCGATACCTTTGTCAATAAAGTTTTTCCAGTTAAGACTGGAGAGACAGATAGACAACGCAGAAACAGGGAAAAAGTAATTGAGCAAGTTCGTGGTCTTTACATGAATGACAAAAACGCAGGTGGCTACGGGTTTAATGGCTGGTCTGCATACAATTCAGTGGTTGAGTATCTCGATCATTACAGAGATGCAACACCAGATGAACGTGCCATTGCCTCAATGGATAATAACTCTGGAGTTACGAATAAAAAGCTTTTGGCGCAATCTGTTATTCTGTCGTTCGCTTGACATCAAAGACAGTTATCATTGTTATTGACGAAAGGTCATTCAGATGAGCGAATTTGAGTTCTTTGACGAAGAAGGCGACGATTCAATGCCGTCTGAAGAAATGGCTATCTGGGTTAGCGAGTTTATGTCATCGGCCGCCGAGGCATCATCTAGATACAGACAGAACTATTGCACCATTTTGGCAAACAAAGTCTTTGACGAATTTGGCGTTGACGGGTTCTGTGAACTGCTTATGGCAATGGATTCACGTGCCGGCTGGATTAGCGACATAATCATAGAGTCGTCTGACTTAGATGATTTAATGTTCAAGAAGTATGGCGTTTATGATCAAGACATAGTTCTTAAAGCAAGAAGGACTAAGGCAATAGATGAGTTAAACGGCAAGATTTGGCGACTTAGGCGCAAGTATGCGAAGTTGATAGTTGACGAAGTTATGTCAAAGAAGCAAGAAGAAGGCGAAGAAAAGTCTTAACTTCTCGATTTAGAGATGAATCCAAAGAGAATTTCTGCTGGAGAGAACAAACCATCTGGATCTCCGCCATCAATAGCAACATTAACTACTTTTCTCTTCTTTTCAATCAAGTTGTAGATCTCTTCGTCTATTGTTCCGGCAGTCAGCATGTAAGTTGAGGTCACACTGCCTTTCTGCCCAATTCTGTGAAGTCTTGAGAAAGTCTGATCAAGGTCAGCGGGTGTCCACGGGAGCTCGACAAACAAACAATCCTGTGCAGAAGTCAATGTATGCCCTGTTTTGGCCGCCTGAATAGACAAAACAATAACCGGAGCCTTATCTACGGGTAGATTTTGAAACTTTTCCTTGTTCGCCTCTACGTCAGCAACGTCCATACCGCCCTGAATCTTTAGTCCACCAAACTTCTTAGCCAATTCATCGACTATTTCTCTATGATGCGCCGCGATTACTACTTTTTTCCCTGCCTCAATGCGCTCTTTTACCCATTCCTCGACAATTGGCATCTTTGCTTTAGCACTTAGTCTCCTCAAAACAGAAAGTCTGACCAAATGTTCATTGCTTTCTGCCTTTATCTTGGCTACAACGGCGGCCGAGGTTGGTGATTTGCCTAATTCTTCAGCAATTTGCCTTGCTCTTTCCATCAAATAGTTAATAATGTCTTTTTCGGCTTTGTTGTATTCAGCCATTTGAGCAGGAATGCCCTCAACAATTATCGGATTATGTATCACGGGTGGCAATTCTGACAATACTTGGTCTTTTGTGCGTCTGATGTAGCAGGTTCCACGTAGTTTTTCATTTAGTTCATCGAGATTCGAGTGACCTGAGATGTTCCACTGCCCAAAATTGTCTTGGTATGCATTACAGTAACGTCTATAAAAGCCCCAAAGCCCACCAAAGTCTTTTAGTTTGCCGAGTATCTCTAGTTGTGAAGCGTACTCTGCTGGCCTGTTAGTTACTGGAGTGCCGGTCAAGCACAAAACATTTCCATCTTTTGGTGCGCTCTTTGCCATTTTGATCGCAGACTTTGTTCTCTTGGCGGTCATTGTCTTGCAGTAATGGCTTTCATCAAAGACATAAGAAGAATGATTAAGTAACTGATTCTCCCAATGAGTAATGTTGCTATAACCAATAACCAAAACGTCATAAGAATCACGCTTTGGAAGTTCTTTTCTATTTGAGACAGTTGCAACACGCAACGAAGGCAACCACCTTGCGTACTCTGCTTTCCAGTTGAGAACAAGGCTTGGTGGGCAAACAACAACTGCTGGATACGGGTTAGATACTAAAGAAGCAAACTGAAGCGTTGAGATGGCCTGAATCGTCTTTCCTAGCCCCATTTCATCTGCAATGAATGCCCTCTTTGCTCTAGAGGCATACTTAACGCCTGCTCTTTGATAAGGTAGAAGTTCTCCATGTAAGTTGGGGACGTTGATCTCAGCGTCTACGGAGCGTGAGTCCTCAATTAGTTCGCTAAGTTTGTTGAGAACATCGTCTTTCATTGACAAAACATCGCTCGACACGGGTATCTCAAAAGACTCTGCCCATTCAACAACCTCTTTAACCGAGGTTTTAGGTGCTTGCCATGCCCTCTTGTTAGCACTCCATGTAATTGACGGAATCTGCTTTACTGCCTTAATGATGACTCTCTCATAGGGGAAGCGCAGAAGTATCCAATCGTCATCTAGAGAGACAGACCTATCTAACTTTCTCTGTGGGGTATTGAAGGTAAGCACATCGTTCTCTATGGTGAATTGGTGCTTGAGGGCAAAACTTCTTGTCTCCTCGATAGAAGTGATGGGCACTCTCCATACTTTATTTACCTTATCCCATTTACTGCCCGCGATCTTTTTGAGTTCATCAACCTGAGAACGGTCAAATGGGAAGTCAAGAACTAAATGCCCTTCTGAGATGAACATCTTCATAGGTGTATGCTTTTTGTCATGGACATGCCTTGGGAACAGAAGCAGGAATACCTGCTCAATAAGAAAATCAAAGAATTAGAAGAAAAGATAGCAAATCTCGAAAGAAAAGTCGAGTATTTGTCAAAATCAGTCAAAAATAATGACAATTCTGAAGTTATTGGAAAGTCTCTTGGCTCGATGGTTCCTAGCCTTGGGGAGATGAATACTTAGGAAGCCTGTGAGAAAACATACTTTCTTTTAGATTCTGTGCTGATTCGTCTTTTGACGAAACTGTGTAACGTGCTTCCCAGTTAATTCCCACAAATGGGCAAAATGGGGAAATGCCAAACTCCATAGCGGGATCGTATTCGCTTGATAAAAGATAAGAAATAATACTTCCTTCTGCCAAAGACTGAAATGCATGACCGAGGCCAGCTCCTATAAATACAGAAGTCGAGTCACCTTCTTTAATTGGAACTTTTACATACTGGCCGAAAGTCTCTGATCCTTCCCTTATGTCAACTATGTAGTCATTTATCTTCCCTGACATAACCGTAACAAGCTTTGCTTGTCCTTCTGGGGAAAGTGAATAATGTATCCCCCTTATAACGCCTATGGCTGACTTGGAAATGTTTGCTTGTCTGGGTGTGAATGATTGTAGTTCAGGAAAGTCAAATTCGCCTGACCTATACCACTCCTGAAACCAGCCTCTCAAGTCTTCATTTTTTTGATGCGAAATAATGTAAGCACCTTTGATCTTTGTAGGTTTTACAATCACTGCTCGGCCCTTATTGATTCAACGATTCTTGGTATCGATTCCTTCAACTGGTAATACCAGCCCCTCATTGGCATGTCAATACCACCATGCGCTGTCGAGTTATCGAGCACCAGCACATCTGGTCTAGTTGGCTTTGATGGAAAGTCTGCTTTCTTTGCTTCTTTTACTAGATCCGGATCTGATCCAACAATCTTATAAATCTCCCTAACTAATTCATGCCGCGATGCTGAGCCGAAGCCAACACCGTGATAAATAGTGTTGTTGTTAGCCCCCTTCTCATGTAGGTCAATAATAAACCGCGACAGTTCTATTGCCGAAGTTGGTGTTCCAATCTGGTCTGTGGCTATCAAGACTTCCTTATTATCAAGAGCGTTTCTCACCATCATCTTTGCAAAGTTCTCGCTGTATTCGCTGTATAACCATGCGGTTCTCACTATCTTTGATAAATCTCCGGCATGCAAAAGGACTGATTGTTCTCCACAGCTCTTTGACTGACCATACGCATTTTGAGGATCAGGCTTATTAAACCATTTGTACTTTTCTGGGTTGTTTCCAGAAAAAACATAATCAGTCGAGATATGGATAAGTTGTGTTTTTGTATCACGACAAGCAATCGCCACATTCATAGCCCCGGTACAGTTCACAAGAAAGGCTGAGTCTGTATCCTCTTCTGCCATTGATACATTGGTATAGGCGGAACAGTTCACTATTAGTTCAGGGTTATACCTAGAGATGGCCTCAAAGACAGTAGAACGAGAAGTCACGTCAACTTGAGCCCTGCCAAAAGAGATATGATCAATGCCTCTCGAACACAATTCTGCGGATAGGGCCCTACCCAGTTGGCCCGCCCCTCCCAGTATCATCCACATTTTTCGCTACCTTTCGTACTCTTTGGATAATAGTCGAGAAAGGCCCGAAAATCGAGAAAGACAGTTTTCTGAAAAAACTCTGTAGTTGAGTGAATCAGTTTGGTATGGTGGTTATAAAAGAAGGGGAACCCATGACAACTACATACGAAATCAAAATCAGTTCTAACTACTTCCACGATTACTTTGACCGCCTATGTCAGGAAGTTGATGGCGTTATCTTCCATGTCGACTTTGATCTCGAAAAAGGTACACATACAACACCTTTGGAAATAATCAAACAAGGTGAGAAGTTGACTAAACTTCGTGTTGGCCAAGAAATGATAGACGATATTTATGCTGACGCTGTATATCAAAATGAAAATGCCAAAGACGGTGGCAACACTCCGTATGCTCGACAAACAAGGAATGTTGCGCTTGCCCTGAAGAAACAAGTTACAATCTCTGAAAAAACACTACGAAGGTTCCCGATACGCTGATAGTCACGGGTGCTAAAATTGATACATGAGCGATGAGAAGCCGAAAAAGAAAGTAAAGATCACTAAAGAGATCCCGCTTGCCGGCAAGATACGTACCGCTCGAATCAGAAAAGCATGCTGTGGAGGCAAGCGCTACTGAGTGTAATGATTACGCCATTTTGATGGCGAGTGATTCTCTTCTACTTGAGTCTTCATTTCTTGATCTTCATACATTCTGACGACATGGATACATGGGTCGCTGCCCTCTTCCCACATTCCGTCTTCCTCTACTGTTGTTGGAACGCCGTCATGGGTGTAGCACACCGGAGGACCGCACCAATTATTCTCGATACCAAACTTTATCCACTCACTAAAAGTCATTTCAGTATTCATTAGATATCTCCAAAAAGTGTTTCTTCATATTCGCTCCTCTTCATGCAGAATGAATGTCGATAGCGGTAATCCTCTTCGACTACGTGCACAACAGTCTTTGATGTTCCCTTCAACCAAACGACTGCTTGCCTTAGTGAATTAGGCGACTTAGGGTCTAGTTCTTGATCGCAAATCTGACACCTATAAAGAGCTGGCATTGACATGAGTCAGAGGTTACTTTATTCGTAGGTGCATGACAACAGGTCAGGGCAACCGCCCCTTGCCTTACAGTAGTGGTAGTCGATACAGCGTTGGTCTTTTGCCTCTTGCTGACTCGACCTTTCATACTGCTTGCTTACCCTGCGCTTGCCGAACTTATAGGCTATGTAATGAGAAAGTAACCCCATGTTCATACTTTATTACCGGAATAGTGAAAAAGCAACGGTAGACTTTATTCATGCTTGAGTACAAATCAATAGAACCAAAAGTCGAGAAAGAAATAGTTCACTATCCATTTGGTGAGAAAATGATCGAGAATAAAAACGGAGACATTCTTGTTGCCACCGTCTCACATTGTGCTCTTTATCTGACTAGCGAGTACCTATCATCGCCGTCTATTAGCGAGGTTACTTGTGATTCTTGCCGGCGTAGGGCCAAAGCTGACTAAAGACGGCTTGCTAGATAAATAACGTAAGACACCGCGACAATCGCGGATATCGCAATCATGGATCTTACGATGATCTCTATCTCTTTATTATTCTTCACTAGGCAATAATACAACCCCGCGCCAGGCCAGCAGCCCCGCAACCGCAAAAAAGTGGCGGGCGCACCCACTAATCCCTGCGCCCCTTGTCGCCACCTTCTACTGGCGTGGCGACCACTTCTTAATCTCTACCAATCATCTCCGTCGAAACAACCGTAGTCCTCGTCGGTGCCCCACCCTGCTGAAGCGAGAGCCTCTGCGTCGGCTTCCATGTCGTTTTCCCAAAAATCGTCGTCATCTTCCCAAATGGCGCTGTTT